CTGCCGGACCGATGTTCCGGGCCTCGACCTCAAGGCGACCGGTGTTCAGCTCGACGGTAGCAGTCCAACGCCCCACATCGGGCTCAACGTTCACGTCGAGAACCTCAATCTTAAACCGCCTCTTCCTTGGCATTAAATCACCTCCTAACGACCTGTTTAAGATATGCCGTCGCCTGCGCGAGCTTCGGGCGTAGGAACGGGTAAGGACCGCGGGTTATCACGACGGCCTCGCGGGCGCGAGTTAGGGCTACATACCAAACGCGCACCTCCGCCTCGAAATCCTCGCGGTCGCCCTCTTCGAGCTCCGTGCGAATCCTCGGCGTGATGGTATCGTAAATTATCACCACGTCGGCCTCACGCCCCTTGGCCGAGTGAATAGTATCAATGTAGATTTCACCAGCCGGCTTCTCCATCCGGCCATTAAGCCGAGCGCGCAACGCTTCGAGGGCAACCTCGGCTAAGGACTGACTACCAAGCGCCTCGGCCACCTTCTCCGGCTTGAGCGGGCCGAGCGGGTCGCGGATTATCTTCTCGGCCAGTAGGTTTGATGGGTTAGCTGTGAGAACCTCGACGGCGCGGTCGAGCTTCGGGCCTTCGAGCCCGGTGAGCCTAAGGTAAAAGCGCGCGTCGGAGCGGAGCGGTGGCTTCCTCTCCTTGAGCGTCTCGATGAAGTTCTCAATCCTGTCCACGAAGTCCTTCCACACCTGCATCCGGCGCGTCTTGAAGCGGTAGAACGGAACGCCCTTCTGGAGGAAGAGCTCTTCGAGGTCCTTCACCTGGCTGTTCGTGCGCGCGAGCACCATAACGGAGAAGCCCTTCCGCGCGAGGAGCAAGGCGTTGTCCGGGATACTCATAAAGTCTATGTCGCGCATCAACACCTTTCCACCCCGCACCCTCGGCTGAAACTTCTTCGGGTAGCGGTTGCGGACGAAGAGCTTGACGAGGAGCTGTGAGGCGAGGAGCACTTGGGATGGTAAGCGGAAGGAGCGCTTGAGGACGACAGTCTCGTCGGCGGGGAACTCGTGGAGCAAGAAGTCCGGAGAGGCGCCCTGGAAGCGGAAGAGCGTTTGGTCATCATCACCACTGATGATAGTAAATTCAGTGTCCACCATCCAGTTCTTAAAGACCTCCCATTGGAGCGGGCTGAAGTCCTGGAACTCATCCGCGATGAGCACCGGGCGCTCCGGGTGCACATCCGTGACGAACGCCAGGGCGAGGATGTCATCGAAGTCTATGATTTTCTCGCGCCGTTTGAACTTGAGCCATTGCTCCGCAAGGACGCCCCACTCCTCGTTTTCAGCCATCAACTTGTCCACGACACGTCCGAGGTTTAAGAAGCGCGGGAAGTAAACGTTGACGGCGTAAGTGTAGGCGTTGAAGAACTGGTTGCCGGGCAGAGTCGTGAGCTCCTCGTTGGGGTCATAAGGGACGCCGACCTCGCGGGCGAACTTGGCCTTCCACCAGCCGACGGCCCCGGGCTTGCCGAGCGTCCGGCTGACCACCCGGGGCGAGACAATGCGGGCAGAGCGGAGTAGGTGAAGCGCTATGCCGTGCATCGTGCCAAAGAGGCCCGCGCGGTAGCCACGCCGGAAGCCGACCCTGCCGACGAGCTCGTCAACCGCACTGTTGGTGAAGCTCATAAGGACGACTTCGCGGGGCGAGTAGGCCTTGTGCGGGAGGTCGAGGTCGTACTCTGCGAGCCACTCCGAAGCGTCGAGCCGGCCGGTTAGGTGGCCGAGTATCTGCGTGAGCGCGTAGGTCTTCCCCGTGCCCGGCGGGCCGAAGATTCGGAGGTTCACCACATCACCCCTCCGCGTCGTTCACGTAATCCCAGTCCCCAAAGTCGGTGCGGGTGCGCTCGATAGCCGAGAGAGCCTCATCAATCTCCGAGTGCGCCGGCTTGAGCTCGCGCTCCGTGAGCTCGACGAAGACCGCCTCTGGCACGAGGTAGTAGTACGGCCTCTTATATCCCACTCTAATCTGGCGCCTCTCGATGCCGAACTTCCTAAGCGTCTCCGCGAGCTTCTTGATTGAAGTGATGCCCAGCATTGAGCGAGCCTTCTGACGGACGAGGCGCGCAAGGACGGCGTAGTACTTCCCGCGCTTGTCCACGTAAATCATCGCCTCGGGCACGGTCGCCTTGTCCTTCGCGCTCTCAAGGCTGATGGGCGGATAGAGGTCGTAGAGCTCTGCCATCAACTCACCGACGCCGATGTCATCCTCGCGCACCATCACGGCTTGCTCGAAGGCGCGGGTAATCAACTGTTGAAGCTGGTCAACGCGCTCGCCGTCCTCGGTCTGATAGGTGCGCAGGATAATTGGGACATTGAAAAGCTCAAGCGTGAAAGAAGCAATCTCGCCGAGGACGGAGCGACGGTCAGAGGCGATGGATTTGACCGGGATGATAAGAGGCTCGTCCTTGCCGTAGAAGTAGATTTTAAGCTCCCGCGTCGCGCGGTTGTAGAGGATTTTATCCGCAAAGCTCAGCATCAGCGACACGGGGTCCGTCGCGACCAGCGGGCAGTTCATGATGTCACAGACTTCCGGGGCGACTTGGTTCACGCTGAGGCAGGAGAACGGCCTCGTAGCCCCCTTGGCCTCGCGGAAGAGCTCGCTCGCGAGGTCGTCCCCGGCCAGCTCGGCCACGTCGTTGTACTTCGGCTGGTACTCGTGGATGTAAGCCAGCACGAGCTCCTTCTCCTCGCCCGTGAGAGTGCCCTTTTCAAGGAGCGCCCTAATGCACGGAGGGAGGCTCATACCCTCACCTCCATCACCGCCTCGTAGGCGACCTCCTCGCTAATGAGCCCCTTATTTATAATATATAGTAGGTATCCAGCAACGTCTCTCTGCCTCAGCGGGAGCTTCACACCACGCCTCCAGAGCTCGTCGAGGAGGTAGCGCGAGGCGACCACGAAGAACACCTGTGGCTGGCGGAAGTTGTAGTTGAACGGGCCGAGGCGGAGAGTTGGGCCGAAGTGGAACTCCACGACGAGGTAACGGGCGACCGGTATCTCACCACGCTCAAGGCGGGCGTCCTTGAGCATACGCTTAAAGGCCTCAAAGGGGTCGGCGAACGGACAGGCCTTCCGGCGCTCCTCGTTGCAGTACTTCTTCAGGTGCTCCGGCTTTGCACCGAAGGGGCACGGAAAGAGCGGGGCGGTGTTCAGCATCGCCCGAATCCCGCGCTTCCTCTGTTCATAAGTATCGAAAGAGTAGTAGCCGAGGCTCCAGAGGGCCGGCTCAAGCTTTTCGTCGCCGAAGGTGTGGAAAAAGGATAAGAGGTCGTCGAGGGCCTCGGTGTCGCGGGCGGAGATGGCGTTTTTGACGCACTCCGGGAGCTCACTCATCGTGAGCCACCTCCTTGCGGACGACCAGCTTGTCGGCATAAACCTCGACCTTGACGCGCTCGGTGTTGCCAATCCACCAGCGCGGGATGCTTATCCTCGGCGAGGTCCGGAACCTCTTGTCGAGGTACATTACCTTCCTTTCGAGGACAGCAGTCGGCTTCTCCATACGCACCACCGGGCATTAGTTAGTGCACTTCTCCTTAAATATCTTGCGAAAGCAGTTCCGTTTAACGCCGGCGGGCTTGTTAATTAGGCAAACACTTCTGTTTAACACTAGGGCAAGAGTTAGGCGCCACCGTTGCTGTGGGTCAGCCAGCCTCGACGGGCGCCGAAAATCCGGGGTAGCCAGCCACTCTACATTGTCTTCACGTCATCGCAACGGGGCCCGGCGTTGCGGTGATGAAGACACATAGGTTTAAACTTGTCCGTTTTGTTACCCACTTCTGTTCCTATGATGTGCTTATGTGGACGCCGAAAAAGGTAGGAGCGGGCTTTTTCGGTGTACAAAAGTGTTCTGAAGACAAAATCGCTTCTCACGAAGACACGTAATAAGGTGATGAAGACACAAAGGTTGACCTTATCACGGAAACAAGAGAGGGCTTTTTTGCCCATTTTAAAGGTAGGAGAATGCCGTTTCAATGTACAAAAGTGTTCTGAAGACAAAACCACTTCTCACGAAGACACGTAATTTCGGGCCCTGCTCCACTGACAGTAGTACTGCATCACCATAGGCCAGCATTACCAACGGCGGTGGCTCAACGCTTTGCTGGAAAAAATGTGCACATCTGGGGAATCAAGGTCAACCCCGTGTCTTCATCACTTTGTTACGTGTCTTCGTGAGAAGCGATTTTGTCTTCATCACCCCCATTACGTGTCTTCGTGAGAACCCAAAACAAGGGTATTTTTGGCTTATATGGTTAAACATGTGTGGTTTTACGGCGACTGTCTAAAAACCGTAAAAAAGAAGTTAAGTCCCGGCGCTGGATGTCTAGAGCCACTGCCCCAACCGGTGGTTTTTGGCCACATCGCCAAGCTCCCGCTCAAACCTCCGCCTTATGATTTCGCAGTAGTCCGGATTCATCTCGATACCGACCCAACGCCTACCGAGCTTCTCCGCCACGACGAGAGTAGTCCCTGCTCCAGCAAACGGGTCGAGGACTACGCCGTCCTTCGGGCAAGCGACCTTAATTAAGAGCTCCGGGACGTCTGGCGGGAAGACCGCAAAGTGGGCGTCCTTGAACGGGCGGACGTTTATTTGGATAACATCATTCGGGCGGACTTTGTAATCCCCCTCTCGTATCTTGCGGGCTATTCCTTCGTTGATTTCTCTAGAGCTCCTCGGATAAAGTTCGCCCTTGTTGTGAGGGCCAACTCTCCAGCGATACTTGGCTCGTTCCCGGGTCAATTCTGACGGTTCTGGTGCGACGGCTTTCCAATCAAAATAATACTTCGGCCTCTTCGTGAAGTGGAAGATGTACTCCCAGCTGTGGCTGAAGCGGTCTCTGACTGATTCGGGCATGGCGTTACCCTTCGTCGTCCTGTCTTTGTAAAAGTGCACTTTCTTTGCCCAGATTATTTTCTCCCGCAGAATCCAGCCCTCGTCGTAAACCATCTTGACGGCGAAGAGTTCAGGCACGAGAGCGAGGGACTTTTTCTTTAGTCCATCTGGCCACGCAACCTTTGGGACGTTGCTCCTCCCGTTCCACTTCGGGTCGTTGTCGTTGCCGAGACCATAACCGTGCCCACCACCAACCCACGTGTCGTCAATGTTCACGAAGAGGCTCCCCGTCGGCTTGAGGACACGCTTGACCTCACGGAAAATCTCGACGAGGTGCTCGACAAACATCTGAGGAGTCGGCTCAAGGCCGAGCTGTCCATACCACGCCCCGCACTTCTTACAGATGAGGGCCGTCCGCTTGTTATACTTCTTTATCCGGGTCGTGCCCCTCGCTCCGACCACTTCGTCCTGCTTCCCGCGGACGTTGTTTCTGTTCTCGTGCTGAAGGCCAACTTCTTGCCCCACCCACTCGTGGTCGCAGTCCGGGTCGCCTCCAAAGACGGTGAACGTGGCGTCGCCGTAGTCCCTCTTGGCCCAATAGGGTGGAGAAGTAATTACCACATCCACGCTCTCATCAGGGAGATAGCGGAGCACTTCGAGGGCGTCTCCACAGTAGAGCCTGCCGAGCCGGGTTTCGAAGTAGGGCTCCATTCCAACCATCCCGCACCACCTCACAGCCACCCCTTCTCGGCCTCAGCCTCCAGGAAGTCAAGAACCGAGCGGAGGCACTCCTTCAGCTTGGCAACCTTCGCCCGCCTCTGCTGGACCTCCTCGTCGCTCTCGCCGGCGCGCTTCAGCGTGAGCGTGTCGAGCATCAGCCTGAGGTACTTCGCGTGGGTCCTTGCCTCGTCGAGGCTGTCGCCGTGCACCTGGATGAGGGACTGTCCGTTGAACAGCACCGCGTCGGCGCCGAAGCGGTAGCCCGCGATGACCACCTCGTCCACGCCCCTGATACCGCTGTCCGGGTCGGCGAAGACCAGGAGCGCGACGGCGCGGTCGGTGCGGGTGTGTTCATCGAGCTCGACCGGCCCGTGACTACCGGTTAAGCGAAGGCGGTAGATGACTTTCCCGGGCACGGCCACGGCGACGGCCCTGTCGAGCTCGAACGCCGGGTAGCCGGCCAGCTGGAGCGCCCTGGCGAACACGCGGTTTGGCCCGAGGAGCGTCCAGCCGTACTCTGGGTCGCCCCACTCCTCGACGAGGCCGGACAGGGACCTTATGAGCTCCCCCAGCGCCTGCTTCGTGAGCGGTAGCCTGTTCTCCTGCCAAAGCGAGCGGAGCTTTTCGGCCAGCTCGGCCACGCTCTCGCTGTCGGCCACGGCGTCCGCTATGTCGTGGTAGAGCCGGACGAGCTCCGCCCTGTCGGGAATCACTATGTGGTCGAGCTCGTAGCGCGCCACCTCACGCACCTCCGCACCTGGCTTTTCTCTTCACGGCCCACTCTATGAGTGTAGCGCCGGCGTAAGCGAGAATCATGTCGGAGGATGGTGTCTTCATGGCTCACCACACCTCCTCGACGCGGACGAGGGCGACTTGTTTGAAAGACCCGGTTTTCCCTATGAGTTCGGCCACGGTTCGGGCCTTATCGCTGTCGTCGTTGGCGCAGAGGATGCGGAGGTAGTCGCGCCCTTGGACTTCTTCGACGCCAAGGACCCAATACCGGGTCACGTTCACCACCTCACCGCGACCATTGTCCAGGTGGCGTTCTCGCCGAGCGCGACTTTGAAGTCGTAGCCGTTCTCTTTAAGCCATGTGATGGCCTTCTCCGCCGGGCCGTCGGCGGGCCCGCCTCTGAACCACGCGAAGACTGTGCTTTTCTTTGGCGAGTAGCTGATGAGGTATGCTCCGAGCTCCTCAAGCTTTGCCACGAGGCGTCCAAAGTGGTAGTAGTCACCCGCCTTGAAGAAGCCCTTAGCTATCACCATCACCACCTCCGAGCGTCTGGGTGAACCAGCCCTTCGTGGCGAGTACCTTCACGGCCTGCTCGGCAGGGATGATTTTATCCAGTAGGCCGGCGAGTTCAGCCCAGCGCTCGTCCGGGTAGAACATTGCCGATTGGGCGACGCGCCTGAGGTTCTTTAGCGCTTTCACCGCGAGCATTCCGGCTTCCCTCGGCGTGACGAACCACTCCGGGGCGAGGACGAAGCCCGCCTTGGCGCCGTTGGTGTAGATGGTCAGCCGGCGCATCTTCCGCGCCCCACTCTTTGTGAGCAGGTTGAGGAAAGCCAGCGGGAGCGTTAGTACGTTCCGCTCGCCCTCGGCTACGCCTTGGAACTCCTTCTTCAGCCCCGCCGGGATGTGGTGCTCCTCGACTGCCACGAGGAAGTTGCTGTTCGTCCAGAGGTAGTAGGTGCCCGGTGCCACCGTTAGTCTCGCTTGGTGGCCAGGGATGAGGAGTAAGTACCTACTCGCCGGCCTGAGCTCTTGTTTAAGTGCCCAGTCGAGCGGAGTCATTCGGCATCACCTCCGAGCTTCATCCAGTGGTCGTACTCATCGAGGAGCAACTTTATCGCGTCGCGGGCGAGTGGGCGCATTTTCGGGAGGCAGGCCTTCACGAGCTTGCTGTAAACTTCCAGCTCGCCCGCGCCGACCTCGCCGGCGTTGAGCTCGCGAACGATGTTCCGCGCCTGCATAACTACTGTGTTCTCGGTTATGTGGTGGACGCCCCCCCTCGTGCCCAACGCCTTCATGGAGTAGTTGCCAGTGATTGGGTTGAAGAACACGCGCACCTTCCGGAACGTCCATAGTGGAACGCTCTTGCTGGCCTTGACCTTGCCGTCGAGCTTGTAGTAAACACGCCCGTCAATGATGCGCATTTCCCCCTCCTTGAGCTCGTCCTTGAGCACCCACTTGCCCACTTTCTTTGGACTCTTCGCTTTCTTTCCCGGCCCGGCCCCGGCTTTGTCCTCTACCTCGGCGCCTTTGTCGGCGAGGCCGAGCTCCGGCGCCTCCGTTTTGGCCGGTTGGGGGGCCGGGACAACATTGGGGCTTTTCTTGCCCAGCCTAATGGAGTCCTCAATGTTCTTTATGAAGACGTGGGCGGTTCGCTTGCTGACGCCGACCTTGAGGAGCTCCTCTTCGAGGGCCTTCTTGGCAGAAAAATATTCGGAGACGGCGGAAACGAAGCGGGCGACGGCTTCGTCGAGGCTCATTTGGTGTCACCCCCGAGCGCGACCAGCAACGCTTCCACGAGGCGCCAGGACTTCGGCCCGGTGAGGATTGCGTCAAAGTGGTCGTCGTGCTCAAGCGTGTGGACCTCGCGGAGCTCGGCGTTGCCTTTCACCCAGGCGCCCCTCCTGGCGTCGAAGTTCCAGCCGGCCCTTTCGAGGACGGCCCAAAGCGTCTGTGGCCTCATCTCCGGCACGAGGATGAAGAACTCCTGCCCCGCGAGCCTCAGCGCGAGCTCAATCATGTTGCACCTCCCCCAGCGCCTTTATTGCTCGGCTGATTTGAGTTAGGCTGATTCGAGCCCTGGTTTGAGCCGGCCTGATTTGAGCGCGCTTCGGCTATAGCTTCGGCGAGCGCCAATTCTGCGAGCTTCGTGGCCACGCTCTTTCCGTCAGCGTCAATCATCATCAAGAACAGGCCAAAGCTTTCGTCTTCCTTCCCCTGCTCGCGGAGTTCGGCAATTTTCTCGGCCAGCTGTCGGTTCCACTCTTCACGGCTTAGCCCGCTCTCCTGCCACAGCTCCTCGGGCGTGACGACCTTCGCTCCGGCGTGCCTAACTTTGGCCTTCATAGCTCACCCCCCTCATGAAAGAATAGCACAGGCCGGCGCGGTACTTCATAGCAGTACCACCGGTGCTACTACGGCGCTGGGGCTTATAAGGATTGCCACCACAAAGTCAAAGAAAAGGTTGGCGAATGTAAAGGTAGTGGAGCTCGGCTCCTTTATGAGCCCCAGCGCCAGACTCATTGGCTCCATCCCAACCGAGAATTTGCCTCAGCTTCTCGGAGTCGCCCCAAATGCCCTCGTTCAGAGCCACAGTTCGTATCTCGGAGGCCTTCTTCAATAGCTTGTCGAACGAGATGTTGCGCTCGCAGACGTGGAGCACGATTTCGCCACCGGCGACCCTTCTGAACTCAACGACCCTCGGCTCGTTGCTTCTGTCTTGTAGTAAATACTTGCGGTACACCTTGCCATCCTTGGTGAGCTCGATGCAACACTTGTGCCCCCACTGGTATTCGTCGAGCACGTACTCTTCAATCCTCGCGTCGTCAGTCTCGTACTGGTTCCAGAACCTTACTAAAGACTCTGCTTTTTCCCTGTCTGAGAATACGGCCAGTATGCGGTAGTCTGAATACTCGCCCGCCGTGACCACGTACACTTTCTTAGCCGGCGCTTCATTTCTGTTTAGAACTGGGGTGCCGTTCGCACCCTCCCCGACGAGAACCCGGTACCCCGGCATGTGACATCACCAAGTACAACCTGACGTTTGGAATATTTAAGAATTGTCACCAGAATGTAAAGGAAAAGCTTGGCAAACGTCAAGAAGAGGTGCCCGAGTCGAGCTCGTCAATCTTCCGCTTTACCCAAACGCTCGCCTTCCACCAGCCGTAGCTTATCAGCCCGAGCAGGAAAATGTAAAAGAGGCGCTCGGCGAGGTTGTTTTTTCGCTCCGGTTGCCCCGGCATGCTCGCCACCTCACTTGGAGCTTAGTGCCTTCGCCACGCTGACAGCCACGACGGCCCCAACGCCGAGCATGATGAAGTTCGCCATCTTGTCCAGGGCTGAGCCACCGCCACCACCGCCTGAGCCACCGCTCGGCTTGGTCGCGTTGGCCACGTCGGTCACGTGCTTGAGGAGCTCCTGACAGGCGGGGTTGTTCGGGTCGCTACACGCGCTCGTCACGAAGTTGATGTACTGGCTGAAGGCCTCGGCGCGCTTCTTGTCGGCCTCGGCGTAGATTGCGTCCACCCTGACGACCTTGACCGCGAAGGCGATGGCTATGACTATCACCGCCAGCGCCACGAGGACGTAAACGACCGGCATGAGCTCCGGCCCGAGCGAGCCCGCCTTGACCACGGGCACGAGCACGGTGTAGGTGCCGTCATGGTTCTTGACGATGTACGGCCCACGGAGCTTCTGCCCGGCGTAGGTGTACTCGTAGGTCGTGTCAACAACGAACCCCAGGGGCGCCACCATCTTGGCCGTCTCCTGCACGGCCCTGGCCAGCACGTCCTCCATCTTGGGGCACTTCTTGATGATGCCCAGCACTTTCTGGCACTCGTCCTCGACCGTCACGGCCAGCACGGCGCGGTTGGAGTTCAGCAATACGCCCGGCGGGGTCATTAGCGACGCCTGGTAAGCGACCCAGTAGTAGCCACGCGGGATTGTGACCCCGAACTTCTGCTCGAACTCCTGTATTGTCTCCTCGGGCACGCTCGCGTTGGGGAGCCTCAGCCTGGACAGCATGACGCCGTTCTGCCAGTCGGTCACCTGGTCCTTGAGCTCGCGCTCCGGAGGCTGGTTTGGCCCGGCGTACTTGAAGCCGATGACCGTCGAGTAGTCCACGAAGAGCACTGGCACGGCGTCAATGACGTTCACGCAACCCACGTCCGGCACCGGCAACACGGGGCCATGAGCGTTGGGGCTCTTCTGACCGCACACCTCGTGGCTGAAGTACTGGTACATTGCGAGCCACAGGTTGGGGCTCGTCCAGAGCGCCACGTCCCCATTCTCGCCGTGGATGGTTTTCTTTTTCCAGCTCGGCTTGGCCTCGGGAATCTCGCCGGTCTCAACGTCGAACGGTACGTATGTGGCCCGGTAAGTGCCCTGCCACGCTCCCCGTGCGAGGAGCACCCAGAGCGCGTAGGTCAGCTTGTCCATCGGCTTTGATGGGTCAACCGGCGTCAGCCCGACCGCCTCGACGTAGCTCATCCTGTCCTTGTAGCTCATCTCTCGTCACCTCGGTTATTCCTTGTGGGTGGCCTTCGCGAGGGCGTAGGCCGTCACCAACCCGGCTCCAAGGAGCGCGAGGCCGGCTAAACTATTTTTTTCCTCCGTCGTGTTGACCCCGGGGCCGGGCCCCGGCCCGGGCCCCTCTGCCGGCTTTATCTCGACAGTTATTGTATTCTGGTAGGCGAGCCGGTCATCGACATAAACTTTCACGACTGCCTGTATCGTCCCCTTTGCGTTCTTTGGTATTTGGATGGGTAGGTTAAAGCGGGCTCCATAGGCGCCCTTTGTCGTCACCGGGCCGGACTTCACGGTTCCAAACGGCGTGTCCATCTCGGCGAGGAACTTGTGGGTGTTGTAGTCATTCAGCACGCGGGCGTTCACAGTGACGGTTAGGGTTCCACCCGCCTTGACGGAGCTCGGCGCATTTATGCTCACGTCAACCTTTGGTAGCTGGTACTCGCCTGCCTTGACCTTTGCGCTGGCTATTAGTGTCCCGCTCGGCACGTCGGCAGGGCTGGCGAAAGCAACGATGGTAACGCCTTCCTCCGGCATCGTTATGTAGCCAACGGTCGCGATTTGGCACTTGTTTAGCTTAACGGCGCCGAGCTTTGTCCCCTTCTTGTTGCTCGCCGTGATGTAAGCATCCGGCCCTGTCCCCTTAGCGTACCAAACCTCAATGGTCACCGGGAAACTCTTCCAAATGGCCCAGTCCGGCACGCCGACGATAACCGGCACCTTCTGCCCCGGAGGTGCCGAGGCTGGCACATTGAGTATCTCTTCGGGGCACGGCTGGGGGGTCGGTTCGGGGCCGGCCTGGCTAACGTTCACCCCAAAGGACTTGGTATCAACAACGTGCCACTCCGCCATCTCCATCACCCCCTCAACTAAGCAATAACAACATGGCGCCGGCGATTAGCCACCAGGGAACGTTCCCTTCCTCCTGAGCTTCCGCCTGGGCCGTTGCCCCCTGTTTGGCGGTGGGCCCGAGGATGGTCACCGCGAACGTCGCCGTGCCGAGTAGGCGCCCGTACTTGTCCCTTACTTCGAGGGTAAACGTTCTCTTACCGCCCGGGACTGTTCCCTTACACGCAATTGGATACCCTGTCACCGTGCGTCCGGGAACGACCGTGCACCCCGGCACTTGGACTGCTAAACGGACGATGGTTGGTGGCTGGAGGTCCCTTATCGGGCCCGCGCGCCACTCGTAGCCCATGCCCTTCAACACGAGGACTGCGTCGAAGGGTACGGGCGCGCCCTTAATCTTGACCCAAACTGTCATGACTTCGCCCGGCCTATAAATCTGCTTCTCGGGTATGGCTTCAACTTCCACAGAGCATCACCTCCTTGCGTGCCGGGGTGCACGGCTCCGCACCCCGGCTCAGTAGTAGGCGCTCAGCGTCACGGTTCCGGTGTAGTACCCCGGCTTGGACGGTGCCGTAAGGTCGAAAGTCAGCTCGACTTTTTGCCCGGCCCTGTATGCTGTCCCGTTCTGTGAGTATGTCTTGCCGAAGATGTTTATGGTGGCGCTGACTGGCACCGGCCTGTCGGTCGGTATCGCCCACACCGTCACCGTAAACTTCTCCCCGGCGCGCACTTCCTTCGGGACGCTTACACCCCATTTTATGTTTGGCGCGGGCATCTGGACGTTCACCCCGAAAGTTTTTTGCCCAACAACGTGCCACGTTGCCATTCCACACCACCTCCTTCCTTTTTGTCGTTATGATTTTAACCCTTATTTGAGCGCCTGGATTAGATACTCAATGAGCGTGATAATTGCCCCTAAAACTGAAATTGCGCCCCACAAGCGGTTCCTATCCCGTTCGAGGCGCCGGATGCGCTCCTCGTGGTCTTTGAACTTTTCGTCGTGCTCGCTTTTGATTTCCCCAATCATCCGGGCCACAGAGTCGTTGTTCTCATCTATCTTCCTGCTGAGTTGCGTTAGCATTTCTTTCACCCACTCCATATCCGTGGACAACTTTGCCATAGCAACGGCGAGCCCTTCCTTCGATAGCAAGCTGGCGTCATAATTGGTTTTGTCATCCACCCCATCACCCCCCGTTAATCCCAGTCTTCCATTTCAGACCGCTTGTCATTAACGAGGACCTTATGGAGGGCATCATGGAGCTGGGCAACGTCCAACTTGAGCGCCTCAACGTCGCCAACAAGCTTCCGCACTTGTTCCTTCAGGAGCCTAACGTCTTCTTCGAGGTCTCTGATGGACTTTTCCAACGCGGTGACGCGCTCCTCCTTAACGGCCCTTCCTGTTTTTTCCATTAACCACTTTGCCCCAATGAGGGCGAGCGCCCCACCGGCCAACGTTGACACGAAAGCGCCGAGGTCAAACGCCATGCTCCTTCACCTCGATGGTGTACTTGTGGGCGAGCCACCCGTGCCTTACCGTGATTGACACGCGCCTCGCGTTGCACTTCATAGCGGTGACCCACACCGTGGTTTTCTTGGAGACCTCCAGCTCGATTGAGCCGGAGCCCCTGACCTGAGAGCTCCCCTCCACCAGCACTATGAAGTCTGAGCCCGGTACTTCTATCTTGACCTTCACGGGCGTGAAGTACGGCTCAATCTGGGCGCCGAAGATTATCGCACCGCTCTGGCTCTTGATTAGCTTTCCGTCGTCGAGCCCGAGCAATGTGACGCTCGCCGGCCCCTTGCCAAGGATGAAATATAGGATTTGGCGGAGGAGCTCACGCCACCGCATACCGCATCACGGGAATGTTATTGTGACGTAGATGTCGAGCAAGATGGTGTTGTCCTTCGTTATGGCGGGGTCAATGTTCACGTGGTTGATGAGCGTGCCGGTGGTGTAGTCGTTGCCGTCCGTGTGCTCATAGATGCCCGCCTCGGTATAGGTGTAGCCGTTCGCCTCCTCGGGCATGTAGCGGACGTAGTACTGCACCGTGTTGTTGCTGACCGTCAGCTGTCCGGTCTTGGCAGTCGAGGCGACAGGCTGGAAGAGGCCGGTGTCGCTCTCGCTGGGCGTCCCGGAGCCGGTACCGAGGACCAGCATCCAGTTTGAGGAGCCCTGGCTGTTGCCCCACGCCTGCGCCAGTAACTTCTTGAACTCCGTCGTTAGGACGTTCTTGCGCTCCACCTCGTCCAACACGGCGCCCGTGCGGGCGTCCCTTATGACGAACTTCCAAACGGCCTTGGCTGTGGCGGTTTCCCCAACCTTCACGTTATCACCTCCTTAAACTTGGTTCACGTAAATGCTTACGTACACGTCAATCATCTTCGTGTCGTCCTTCTCAATCGGGGACGGCAACATAGCGTGCTCGAAGAGCTGGCCGTTCTGGTACTCCTGTGGCGGGATGTAGTGGTGCTCATAGACCGGGTTCCCGCCGACGGTCGGCGTGTAGCTGTACCAGTGGAACGGGATGTTCTCATAGACGCCGACCTCCGTAATGGTTTGACCATTGAGCTCCTCGGGCATGTAGCGGGCCCAGTAGCGCCAGCCGTTGCTCAGCTGTTCGAGCTTTGCGTCGGCGCCCCACGGCAGGGGTGTGATGACGAGCCTCTCGCCGACCTTCTCGTTCTGGTTGTTGTAGATGTCCTCAACGGAAATGCTGAGGCCGTCTTGACCCTCGCCACGGGCCGATGCGTTGATGGGGTTGAACAGTCCGGTGTCGCTCACGTCCGGCGTCCCGGAGCCGGTGCCGAGGACGATTGCCCACTGCGGGCGCCTGTAAAGGGAGATGTCGTTCGGGCACTGATACGTCTCGTCGGGCTTCTTGTACTCCGCGACGAACTTGCCGGTGAGCCAAGCCTGCTGGAGTAGGGCGATGCCGGCCGAGGTGATAACGTTGTCCGTCTCCACCTTCCAGCGCTCGCCGGTCTCAACGTCCGTGACCACGACCATCACGTGCCCCTTGATAATGGCGCCGTTAAGTTTCATTCAACCACCCCCAGCTCCTTAAGGATGTCTGATAGGGTTTTAACCCGTCTGACCAATCCGATGCCCTTTATTCTGTGACGTATCATCCAGATGTTGATGAGGCGAGATTTTGTTTCTGGTGGGAGCTGTCCGAGTGTCGTTGTGGTGGGCACGGATTTTCCAATTTTTCTTGCTATTCTTTGTGACGCTTTGGCCCCGAGTATTTTCTCCCCGTTGATATAAACCCCCTCTGTGCGCAGTTCTACCTTCGAGAAGTCGTCAGGTATGTCGTCTATGCTGAATGGGTCATTTGGGTCGTTGTGTTTTAGCATCAAGCTGGTTTGGAACAATACATCGTCGCGAGGGAAGATGTATTGTTCTTCGTTTGGAAGGAGTTCGAGTATTGCCCGGTCAATATTCTTTATGCCTTCTATGACTTCGACCCCGGGAACATTGCGGTACTGTTCAATATCCCTGTCGTCAACTACGAGACGTATCTCGTAGCCGTCTTCGAGGTTCTGCACTAATGTGTAGAGGCCGGGGTCTCTTGGATTGATGCCACCTGCCCTTTCTCCTGTTTGGAAGTTCACTTTTATTTTCAGGGCCACATATCTTTTTAAGTTGCGTAAGTCATTCAACAACACCACCTCCTTCACTTACCGCCTATTCCTTGAGTGTCTGACCCAGGAGCTCCGCCTGATTTAACTATACTAAAGTCTGAGGGGGACAGTTGGTATAATCTACCGGAGTTATCAGAGTACCAGATAATTTCGGGGCTACCACCTATACCGCGAGGCGTGGATGTGGGCGCAGATGCGTTGCGTATTATACTAAAATCGTCAGGGGATAGTTCGTATATTGTTGAGGAACGCTGTCCTTTGACAGTCCACACTGTTGAATAATCACCCCCTGCTCCACCAAGGTAAGATGTTAAACTTTTACTCCTTAGGATAGATAAATCTTGAGTTGATACTTCGTACACATTGCCATTGTTCCAATTGGAGGCCCAAAATGTGTTGTCATCTCCTCCGGCGCCGGACATACCAATGTATGAGCTACTAAGATGGTTACTGCGCGTCAAGCTGAGGTCTTGGGGTGAAATTTCGCAAAGATAAGCAAGACCACTGGCAAACCAAATGACATCTTTGTTACCACCTATTCCTTGTGGGTAGGCATAGGGACTGGGTGTTGACCTGACTACTGAAAAATCGTTGGGTGAGAGTTCATATATTGTATCATTTCCATCGTCAACGTGCCACACTACGTGTTGGACAACTGGTTCTGTTGAGACCGAGATTGAGTCCACGCTCGCCTGCTCCTCGGCCAGCGTGCTGAGGGCGCCCTTCTGGTACAGCAACCTGTCGCTGGCGTACACTGAGTTGGCGAAGGCCCTAATGACCAGCGTCTCCCCGCCCTGCGGAACGTAACCGACAGGTATGTCCTCACTGGCCTGTACTTCGCTTATATCGTAGCTCTCGGCTTCGGAGAAGGTAGCTGATACACCGCCATCCACGACCCCAACTTCGCTGACCGAGGAGGTCACGAGGGAAGCAACGTTGTGCGAGCTGGAATCGTTGGTCTCTGCAAGCTCGTCGAACACGAGTTTGATGACTTGGGCTTGGTTTATGAGAACGTTTTCCTGTGCGCTAACGGTCTCAATGAGGGTGGGGGTGAGTATTTGGCCGGCCCATACTTCCACATTGGCCTCGTCGAGGAGGCGCTCGTTTATGGAGGATGTTACACGGTCGGCCGTTTTTGTTGCAACGGAGTCAGTGGCCCCTTGAGTGTCGCCGGCCGTCCGATATTTTCTCAGCTTGGTATCATAACTTAGGCCGTCGGTGCTGGCCTGCTCCTCGGTCAGTGGCCTGATGACCAGCGGTCTCTCGACTGCCGTCGCGCTGTCGTTAATCAGGTACTCAAGCTCCCTTGCCACCACCTCGTCGGCTATTACGGCGATGGCGTCCTCCGGGACGGCGGTTCTTTCTCTGACCGTGTATGCGTACCTGCCGTGGATTATCACGAGCGTGGTGTCTCCGCTGTGGTGGACCTCGGCCTCGACGGCCTCGCTGAGTAGGTCAATTAACTTCCTCGGCCCGAATCTTGTACTGCCGACCTTCAGCACCGACGGCCAGCGCCTCCTCATACTTCACCCCACCCACATGACGTAAATCTTCTGTGCGTTTTGCCCGCTGACAACGTAAACCTTTCCGAGGTTGTCAATCACGATGTCCACGCTCTCACCGGGGTCGAGGGCGAACCCGGTCCCGGTACTAACCGAGTCGTCGAAGCCGATGTAAACGGCGTCCGTGTTGGCCTTGTCGGCCTTGATGGTGACCATCTTCACCTCCAGCGCCCCGAGGGCGGTCGGCGTCGTGCTGACTGTGAACTGAAAGGTCCCGCCCTTCGAGGGCGAGCCCAGGAGGTCTTTCATTGCGCGGTAGCTAATCATGGCGACCACCTCACCTGTCTGCCCCCAACCTCAAGGGTCGCCACCACGTTGGAGCTTGGGCTTTGGTTCACCTTGACGTAGAGCGCGAGTGCTTTAAGGCCAGTTAGGGCTCCAAAGTCCGAGGCGTCAAGGAGGAGTGTGCCGGTGGTGTTCTTAGCCAGCAGGGGCGTGCCACCCTCGTCCGTCGTGGCTATGACGTTGCCCTCTGTACCGTCTGGGAGGGTAATACGCACATACGAGACATCGAGTAGGTAGCCGTCATCAGGCTCGAAGGTGGCGGTAAACTCTGACCCCACCGGTGAGCCGGCTGGTATAGTCAGCTCGACCTTAGAACCCTTTGGTATTGGCTTGTAGGAGCTGAAGGTCGGCCCAAGCGCCCGCTTGAGTCGGTCATAATCAACACCTATCGAGCGCCCAAGCATTGCTCATCACCTCACGGCAGGAACCCGGTGTACTGGCTCGGTGCCACCGGCGGTAAAGTAACCGGCTGTCTGGGCCGTTCCGGCTGTCTGATTGGCTGGTTCAGGAGCTGGATTATCGTTTCAATGCCAAATATGACCCTAAGTGAGTCAACGAAGACCCCGATGTCGGTCACTTCGAGGATTAGCACGTCGTAGTTTACCGTAGCATCGGTGGAACCTGGGACTGCCGTAATTGTCAGCGTGCCCTTTAGGCTCAAAGGTGGCTGGGGCGTGAACTCTGCTGTGTATTTGCCGGCCGGGTCGTAGTTGGCTACGTAGGGCATGTTGCTCTTGTCAAAGTAGCCAGCGTCGTAGAGTTCCTGCGGTATGAGGGAGAACTGGAGAGACTGTCCGCTCTCTTCGGGGTCGTAGGATATGCGTAGGCCCGCATCTGCTACATCGGTGCTGACGCGGGCGCTTATGAGCCAACCGAACTCGCCGTTTTCACTTTCGTAAAGTTCTTTTGGGGCGTCGTCGGCGTTTAGTTTCTCGCTACCGTTCACTCTAACCCAATTCCATCCATTGAGGATGGGGAGTAACCCGAGTATGTCCACCATAGTATCATTCCTCCCACCAGTCAACGCGGATGCTAATCTGATTGGCGTTTGAGCTTTTGTTGATGACTTCAAAGAGGACGCTGTGTCCCGGTGGTATCACGAAGGCTACGAGGCCCTCGTCCATACCGCCGACCGCTTTGTTGCCAGAGCCTCCAGGGATGACCTCTTCTCCCACCACAGTACCGCCGGAGTAGTTGGTCACGTCAATGATGACCTGTGCCACGCTCGTTGCAGTGGAACCGACCCGGAACGGGACGGGCTGTATCTGGGTCCCGCCTTGGAGTGTGGGGTCAATGACGTACTTAATCCACGCCTGGTCTGTCGTGCTCATCTTGGTGGTCATGATGTGGATAGTTTTACCGCTCCCGGCCGGGTTGATGATGGTTAGGTCGGCAGTCGCTCCGCTGGAGATGTGGGGCCAAAGCTTTGAAACGAAGAACGCCTTGTCCTCGCTGGCCTTTATCTGGTACTGGGTGTAGGCGATGGTGTGGTCTGTGTCAGCTTTTGTAATCTTGGCGTTGATTTCTGCCGTGTTGGGGTCGCTCCTAAACACTCCCGTTACGGTCACCCCCTCAGATTAGTTCGTAGGTGACCGTAACGAGCACCGTACCACTTGCACTTAGGGAGCCAACGAGTTTGAATCCCCTATCGAGGTCGTAAACGCCCCAGCACCCGTCAGCCATCTCGCTCTGGCCGGACTGGAGCACGATGGTGTCAACGTCCTTGCTGAGCGAGCCGTCCGGGCTGACTTGCTTTAAGCTGACGTTCACGGCGGACGAGCCGGTGTTGACGAACTTGACGTAGCGCACCCTGACCTTGCGGTGCTTTGGCGGGACTATAAGGTCAACTTCGGTCGTGTCGGTAAGGGTTTTGTGCACCGTCGGCATTCATCACACCCCCGTACCCATTAGCTCGTTCCACCTCTTTGATGCGTACTCAAATAGGTCGTCTCCAACGAGCTTTTTAAGCCACATCGGGGCCTCGTATGGCTCAAGGAAGGTGTATATCTTGCAGGCCTTCTTGCCCTCGATGAGGGAGTCAATCTTCTTCGTGTCCCTGATGACGCGGTAGGAGTACTTGGCGATGTCGAAGCTGAGCATAGCGTAGATGTCCTGGCCACTTTGGTTGCTTATCTTAAAGCTCGGGTAGAGGTCGAGGAAGGTTATTAGCTCAGCCCTAGCGTCCGGGTCCTCGAACGGGCTTATTATGCCGTCAATCCACTTTGTCTTGCCGGGCACTGAACGAGTGCCACGGAGGCTGTACCTGGCGACCCTTGGCGGAAAGTCGAGGTAAACCTCCGCCTCTTCTGGCGCAACGCCGACGAAGGTGTGCAGTATGAACCTCTCGCGCTCGGGCTCAAGAACTCTATCGTTCGTCCCTGGGAAGGTTGGTTCAATCCAGTCGGTGGTCTTGCCGGCCTGAACCACGCCAACCTCGTACGGCTCGTAGCTCATTATTTCTCTACCTGTCACCCTAAAGAACACGGGGCCCTCACGGAAGGCCACCGCGAGGTAGTGTCCGGGCTTAAGGAATTCTGGCTTTTCGCGCATTTCACCACCTCCCAAAGTTATAACTGCCGAGAACAGTGTTCCCGGCCTTCTCTCTCTTCGGCCGTCCGGTCACCTTTGCCACCTCCGTTACGGAGTTATAAATAAGGAAAAGATGTTAGGCTTCAGAAGTGGGTCTTGAAGAACCTACCGCGGGCGACGGTGAATCCAAGGAGCTTCAGCTCGCCGGTGGTCGGGCTGGAGCTGTTGGCGTCCGGGCTGTGAACCTCAATCTTGTAGTAGTCCTTCGGAACAATGGGGACGCTGTTAAAGTTCCAGACGGCGACGCCGTTCCTGTTGTCCTTTATGACGGCGTTGCTAACGTCAATCGGCAGGAGCTGTCTCTGGCCGACGGCGAACCTAATGCCGTCAATCCTGGCGGTGACGTCGGTGCCGTCGTAGAAGTCAACGATACCGAAGATGAGGTATCCGGCGTCGTCGTGTGCGGTGCCCTCGGCGAGGGTCTTCCACTCGGCGTCGAAGCTGACCTTGAACCTGTCGCCGTAGGCAGTGACGCCGGCGCCGAGGGTGCTGTTCCCGCCGTTGTCAACGAAGTGGCCTGGCCTAAGCGGGGTGAGGCCAATCTCCATGTCTGACGCAACCTGGCCACCGAACTTGGCGCCACCGAGGCTGTGCTTGACAGCCTCAACGAAGCCCCTTATCTGCCTCTTGTAAGTCTGGAGGAGCTCGTAGATGACGCCATCCTTGGGGCCGAAGAGGTTGTCGAGCTGGGCGTTCAGCTTGGCCTCTTCCTTCGGGTCGAGTGGAAGGGTGTTAAGGTCGGTGTCAATAGACTCGAACCTAACCATTGCTCTTCACCCCCTCAGAACAAATACTCCTCCTCTTCCTCTACTGGAGCCGGCTGGGTCTCAACCGGAGCCGGGGTGACGGCCACGGTAATCGGCTGGGCGACGGGGGCGCTCATAGCGACCTTGTTCCAGGTGAGGCCGAGGTTGCTGGCGACCTTATCGGCGAGCTGGTCGGGCGAAACCTTGTCGTTAACCCACTCCCAGATTGGCGGGAACAGCGCACCGAAGACAGCGTAGCCCCTCCACTCGGGGTGGCCCATCTTGTCAGCGACCCAGCTCATCAGTCCGGCGCCAAGGACGTTTCCGAAGTAGCCGAGCCACTTGTTGCCGTTGCCGGCCCTCTCAAGGACGCCACCGATGACGGCGCTGGCGAGGCCGGAGACGGTCGCGTATCCGAGGCCGACGACGGTCTTCTCCGTGAAGATGTTCTTTATGTCCTCAACAAATCCCATCTCGCGTCACCTCCATCCGCTAAATAATGAGGGGTGGGCGTCAGAGCCCAGCGCCTCTGAAGAACTCTCCAGCCTTGTATGTGCCATACTCTTCGCCCTTCTTCGCCCTAAGCATAGCCTCAAGCTCAGCGACGGTGTGGTAGCTCTTCTTGACCCTGCTCGGGTATTCCTCAGGCTTCATAGCGTCTGGGGCGCGGTAACCCCTCATCTCCTCGGATATCCTCCTCAGCCTCTCGGCGAGAGGCATTCCCTTGGTGGCGCTCGCAATCTTGGCGAACTCCAGCCTGGTCTCAATCTGGCCGAGGTGCGGGCTCTCGATGGTGTACGGGAGGTTCGCGAGTATAGCTCCGCTCTTCTTGACCCACCAGCGCGCACCGACGCTCTGGATGTAGAATCCCTTAGCTCCGATGTTATTCATAGGAGTTGCCTTACCGGCGAGACCGGCAACGAGGGTCTGGGGCCTTATCTTCGTCATCTCAACACCACCTCCAGTGGTTCTTTTTGTTGCCGGGTTTCGGCCCCCGGTAGGGCTCCCGGTCTCGTTCTCTGTGTATGTTTTTTGCAAAAGAGATATTTATGTCTTTCGCTCCGCAAAACCCGCCCTTTGCAGAAAGCAATGTTTCGCATGTGGTTGGTCAACGGTTGAGTTTACAAATGTAAAAGAAAAGGTTGCGTGGCACAGTCACTCCAGCGCCCACTCAAGGATGTCGAGGAGCTTGTCGAGCTTTGTCCTCGGTCTCGCCCACCGCTTGCCCTTCAACAGCTTCACCATCGCCTGACTCTTTGTGAGCAGTTGGCCGTCAACGAGGACGGCCTTCTTACCCACGAGCCCCGGCCTGCCGAGGTATCTGCCAACGTCCACAACCTCACCACCCACGAGCTCCGCAACCTCCTCGTGGCTCAACTCTCCGGCGAGCTTTGCCAGCTTTGCCATTTCCTCCCACGCCTTCCGCTTCGCCTCGGTCGGTGGCTTCTCCGGCGTCCGGCGGAAGTAAATGGTGTCACCCCTTTTGGCAACCACGACGGCCCTTGAGCCCTTCATAGGCTTCGCCGGCGTGCTCATAGCCTTCCGGTAGAGCCTTTCCAACCTCGCGAGCCTGTCCTGGTCGAGAGGTCCCCCATTCAGCTCCACCGCCAACGGCGACGGCTTGAGCTTTGGACGCCCTTCTTTGAGCTCGTAGGCGACCTTGGTTAGGAGTGTCTCCATAAGCACCACCTCAGACGCCGAAGCCGAGGAAGCCGAGCTTCTCAAGGTCGGTTAGCCGGCGCCTGTTTAGGATTTTCACGCGCCCGTTTTCCCACATCATCACGCCTTCTCTGCTGAAGACCTTTAAGACCTCCTGCGGGTCTTCGTAGCCGAGCTCCCGGATGCGCTCCATAAGCTCCTGTATGTCGTAGTCGCGCCCGCGCAGGTAATCGTAGGCTCGGTCGTAGGGCTCCGGGATTTTCGGTATCTCGGCGATGAGCTTTGCGACGGCCTTTTTCACGCCGGTCGCCACGCTCCCGTATTGCCTCTCCAGCTCCCTCGCGTGGTCGAGGGAGATGTAAACGTTGCTCAGCCGGACGGTCTTATACTTGAGCCTCCTTATCTGCGCGGGGCTGAGCTTGTACCCCCAGCGCCTTTCAATCTCGGCTTGGAGCGTCTTGTCGGTGAACTTGCTAACGACGGGCATCTTACCCCAGTTCTCCTCGACGAACTCCTCAATCTGAGCCAGCACCGGCGCCGGGATGTCCGCGAGCCTAACCATACCCCATCACCTCAGCTCCTTCCTCAACTCCGCAACGAACTTTTCATATATCTCGTTGAACGGCCAGGGGAATTCTGGCTCGTAGCCAAGACTCTTCAGCACCGTCGCGGGCACCACTGCGACCAAGTAGAACATCGTGGGCTCGCAAAGCCAGCCCTTCTCGTTCTCTCCGAGCTCGTCCTCAAACTTGACCTGCACCGTGAAGTGGTTGTAGTCCGCCTTGTGGCAAATCTTTCTGTGCTTTCTGAGGAAAGCCAGCACGGCAGTACTGTAAGGCTCGCCCGCCTTAGCATTCCTCTTCAGCCATGCACGTATGAGGCTCGCAACCTTCCTATATACCTCGTGGATGCCACCCTCGACCAGAGCACCGCCCGCCTGCTCCACAGCGTATAGCGCCATCGCTTCGGCGAACGTCAGCGGGGCCCTCTTCTTCCTGTCTATGTACTCGCCGATGATGTTCTCCCCGAGCCACTTCTTGAGAAAGTCGGCATACATGCTGGCGTCCGAGTGAGTCTTGGCCTTCTCCTTAAGGTAGCGCTCAACGCCATACCACAGCATAGCTGAGAGCTCGCGCGGGTCTTCGAGGGCCCGACTGAGCCACTCCGGCACCTCGCCGAGGTACTGGTAGATGTTCTTTGGCTTCGATAGTTCTTTCCTCCGCTCGACTATCTCAGTTGCTGAAACCACCCCACCCGAGCGCTTCTTCATCTCGACCGGGAGCTCTCGGCGCCCGACCTTTTGGTTGTACACACTTGTGGCCAACTTCGAGGCTTCGATGACGGCGCTGTCGAACGGGAGCTCGCCCTTGGCCACCATATCCGCGAGAACCCATAGGTCGCGCTCGATGTCGGGGAGCACGAAGTCGAGGTCAATGTTGCGCTTGAGTAGTCTGCGGTCGAGGCTCTTGAGTAGGCGCTCATAGGTGGCTCTAACTTCCTCTGGCACTTCCGGTGCTCTTCTTGGCTCAATCTCTTCGCTTATGGCCTCTTCTTCCGGCGTCAACTCCTTCACCTCCCTTTCGGCCCTGCGCTCGGGTTTTGCACCCAGCATTTTCTTCGCTTCCTCGACCTTCGCCTTCGGCAACGCCTTCCGCGCCTCCTTCATCACGATGGCCATCGCCCTCGGCTGGGTGAGCCTGCCTTCATAGACCTCGCGGGCGAGGCGCTCGATGAGCTCAAGCGGGGGCTCCGGCGGTCTGACATCGTGGAGCTCGAAGTAGCCTTCCCAGGTGTCGGTCAGCTTGCGCCTGATGAAGCGGAGGTCTTCCTCCTCCTGCGTCGCCATCTCGGCGACTTCTTCGAGCGGGAGCTCCGTCGCCTCGCCGTGCACCTTGACCGGGACCTCAACCTCCTCAAGCGGGGCCCCCTCTTTCTCCCCGGCAATAGTTCTCACCATGGACTCCTCCGGGATTTCGGCCTTCTGCTTCTCCTCCAGCTCGGCCTCAAGCTCCGGTAGCTCTTCCGGTGCCGGCGGTAAGTATTCCTTCGCCAGCTCGCGGACGTGGCGTGCCCATTCTTCCGGCGTCATCCCGAGGCGCCTGGCGAACTCTTCATCATTGGCCAACTGCTCGACCACTTCCTCGGCGCTGGTGGCACCGTACTGCTCCGGGTGCTCAAGGGCGTCGCGGATGTAGTCGTCAACCTGCCTCAGCAACTCGGCCCGCTCTTCCGTCTCAGTTGGCTTGAGCTTCCACCTCATAACCTCGGCTCCAGCCCTCGCGAGGAGCGCCTCCTCCTTGTTGGTCGGGAGCGTCCGGGCGTAGTGGACGAGCATATCATAGACCGTACGGAACGGGTAGTAGTCGAGCTTCTGCCAGTCATAGTCTTCGACCTCGCTCGGGCTGATTGCGCCGAGGAGGACGAGCGTCTTGGCCACGCGCTCCGGCGTCGGCTTTAGGCCGAGGTAAAAGCCGAGCTGGGCGCGCTCTATTGAGGGCTTCGGCTTCTCCTCGCGGGCGGGCTTAGGCTCTGGCTGTGCGGACTTGGCAGTCCCCGGGACTTCTCTCGGCTTTTCCACCTTCTTCTTGCATTTTTCCACCTGTGGTGCCAGGAAGCGCTCAAAGTACGTAGTCACCAGCTCCTGTAAGTAGTTGGCTTTGACAAAGTTTAGGTGGCCGGGCTTGAGCTCGCGACGGACGACGTTGTAATACCCGCGGGCGTTGTCTGAGATGTGGCACACGCCGTTGGGGTAGTGTTTCTCGGGGTACAAAAACTCCTCACGGACGCCGAACTCGCGCTCAAGGTGGCGGGCGAAAACGTCCCTCGGAGCTGTCTTGGCGAACTCCTCGACTTGCTTCGTGAGCTCCGGCGTCACGTAGCGGACGTTGTAGTTTGGCTCATAAGACTCCGATTGTTTTGCTAATGCCTCAAGCTCAGCCTTTACTCTGTTGAGCGTCTCCCGCACGTCTTCCATCTGCTCCTTGAGCTCCTCGTCGCTCACGCGCGGGTTGCCTATCATCCTCCCAAGCACGCGCACCTTCACCTTTAGCGAGTTCTTAATGGTCGTGCTTAGCTTCCAAGGGAGCTTTTCCGGCAGGTTCTTGCGGAGCTCTTCGTATTCCTTGATTAGCTTCCTGGCCTCTTCCTCAAGCGCAAGGCGCTTTTCCGCCTCGGTGCCGGCCTTTGACTTAACGCCCAGCCCGCTCGTCAGGTAGCCGACGTATTTGCAGAAGTCCGGCATATTGGCGTCCTTCCACGTGAAGTTGGAGAGGTACTGGGCGAGGTAGAGTATCTCGCGGTCGAGCGGGTTGGCGCCGTGCCACTTGGGGATTTTTCCACGCTTTATGTCGGCACAGGCCATATCGAGCGGTATGAGCACGGCTTTGACCGGCTCGACCTTCCCGGCGTTGTAAAGCTTCCACGCCATAGCCGTGAGCGCCATGAGCTCCCTAAGCTTCTTCAGGCAGTCGTAGGGGCTCCTGCTGTCCCTACACAACTTATCGTAGTCGGTCCTCAATAGGATGAGCTTTCCGCCCGACAGGCACCACCCAAGCTTTTTGCGCTCTATGAACTCACATATCTCGTCCGCCGAGACCTCCGCACCCATCCTGGCCAGCCTGCTCACCAGCCCCGGTAGCGTGTCCCAGATTGAGAAGACCGTTGGGCTCTTGTTTAGCTTCTCGTCAATTATCTTCATTAATTCCTCGCGCCAGTCCACCTTTTTCGGACTCAGCCTCTCCAGAACTTCCTTTGTGAGCTCACGGGCGAGTGAGTGGACGCAGGGAACGTACTTACGCGGGTCTTTTCCACGACCAACCTCACAAACCCCGTCGAGCTCGATGGTCTCGCCGTTCACCCTTGCGCTCAACGTGATGTAGGCGCCGTGTAACTGCCCCAACCTCATCGTCAGCTCGAAGTCGCCCACCGCCGTCTTGACGAGCCACGTTTTTTCAGCCTGCGTGTCGCTGTTCCATTCCTTGACTGCCTTCCAGTCCAACGGGGGCTTCCCGGTCTCGTGGAGCACTACCTCGTACACCCCGTCGTAAAGCGCCTTCCGAGCATTCTTCCATACCTCGTTCCAGGGCTCCTTGAGCTCCGGCGGGTTAAGGCGGACTTCGCCGAACTTCTTTGAGAGGCCGGGAACGTTCATAGTGCGCTCGATGATTTCGAGGGCGTCGGCGATGGCGTTATCAGTCAGCTTCCTTACCCACGCCTTCCGCTTCGGCGACCAGCGGAACCCGTGCGCCTTGAGCTCGCGCCTAACCTCTGCCGGCGGGGCGCTCGTAAAGACCACCCAGAGCCTATCGTCGGCGTGGTTAGCAATGATTTTCCAGCCGTCACCCTTGGCCAACACCTGAACACCGCTTGTCGTGCCCTTGGCCTGCGCTTCTTTTTTCTCTAACTCCTCAATACGGGCCTTGAGGCGCTTTATTTTTTCACCAACACGGCGGAGCTCAAAGTCGGGGAAACCAATCCTGCCCAGCTCGTCCGGCTCCGGCCAAAAGAAGAAGTGGCCGGCCTCTGCAACTTTAAATGCGCCAATCTCTTTAAGCTTCCTCTCCTTCTCTTCGGGCGTGAGCTTCTTTGAGCGGATGATTTTGTTCGCTTCCTTCATTATCTCACGGCGCTTTTCGAGTATCGCCAACTCTTCCTTTAACCTCTCCAGTTCGCCAACGGCCTTTTTGTTCACGGCGCCCTGCTTCAGAGCTTCCTGCTCCTTCTTCAGCTCCTCTGCCAATTTATCAAGCTTCTTAAAGGCGTTCTTGATGAACTCGTCGAGCGCTGACAGCTTCCTATGTTCAGTCCGCCAGAGCTTTTCGAGCCGGTCTTGGCTCGGCATCCTCGCCGGCCCAACCACGTGGGCGCTCGGAATTCTCGCCCTCGTCGTTAAGTAGTCCTCATAAAGCTCAATGTAGCGCTTCGAAAAGTTTTGTATCAACCTCTTCGCCCGTTCGGGGCCGATGAGCGGGCAGAGCTTCTGCACCTTCTCAGCGTAGCGGTTCAGAGTGCGGAGGTAAGAGAGCTGGTCATACTCCGCGTCTTTCTCCGGGGTCCACGAATTAATAGAATACGCGCCCTTCGCCCGCTCAAACGGGAACGGTGTAACTTTGACGGGGATTATATCAGCCTTCCCGCCATAGTAACACTCGATTTCAAGCGTCCAATTGTCCTGAATAAACGGGCCCCGTTCCCGCTTCGCCCTAACAACTGTCAAGATTTTATCAACGGGGCGCTCAAGCTCTTCTACAAGAGAGTTCAATTGCGGGAGCTCGGATTTAAGCCTCTCAATAGCACCCTTGAGCTTCTCAACGTCTTCTGGTGTGAATTTATAGCGCCCAATGTCGGCCTCTCTCATTAAGTCGCGGTAGCGGTCAATGAGCTTATTCACGGCCACCCAGTCCCTCCACAGCCTCAAGAACTCCTCAACGCGCTCTTTCATCCCGGGCGGGAACTCCTCGCCGGCCTGTCTAATCTCATCTATATGTTCCTTGAGCCATAGGGCGCGGACGTAGTTCTTCATATCCTTTGTTCCCGAGAACCACCCGTTTTCGGCCCGGATGTCGTTAAACTCCCAGATGAGCTTTTGGACTTCATCGTACAGGTTCACGCCACCACCCCCTACTCGACCGCTCCCCGATGTTCGTAGTTAGGCGCTCGAAGTATAAACCATTTTCGCCGGAGCCACCGAGAAACCTATATAATATTGTACAACGTATCCCCTAAGTGGTGATTAGCGTGCCGTCCCACCGCTACCACAAAGCCCTTAACCGGCTCGTGCTCGGCGACGACTGCGAGCCCGTGAACCTCATCAAGGACGCACCCTACCGGCTCTTTCCCGGCAAAAAGCACCGGCAGTACTTCCACGACCGGGCCACGAACTTCTGGCTCGGCATTCTCCTTGGGCCGAAGGCCTTCCTTGCCGGTGAGCTCCACGACTGGCTGGATAGGGAGTTCATCGAGGACAGGGAAACGGGCCGGCTCGTCCCGCGAGAAAAGTGGATAACTAAGAGGCGCCGGCGAAAGAAGAGGCGTTAGCCTTCCTTTTTCCGGGGCCGGATGATGGCCACGCGCCCCGGCAGGAGGAAAACCTCCAGCTCCTCGCCCGGCTCGTAGAAGCCGAACGGGATAAATACTGCGATGCCCCTGTCGTTGAACTTCGACGCCTTCCGGATGAGCCTCACACCCTCTTTGTCCTTGATTTTGACCTGCCGAGCGAGCTTCGGCTTCGGTCCTTTCACGATTACCTTGTCCTGACGAACCTCGACCTCCGTCATTCCCACCACCCCGATGATGTTTTGTTTAAACGAGTATATAAAGGATTCCCCGGCCGAGCTCGGGAGCGAGCCGGAGCGATTACTACTGCCCGACGTGCCGTTGCAAAAAAGTTGTAAAAACGGCAGATTTTTAAGGTCTAAACTGCTAATATATTTTGAAGAACGCAAAGGTGGTGGTGAAAAATGGCGAAGGAAAGAATACACCTCGGATGGGCTTCTGTGGACGTGGAGAGGTACGCAGTGAAGGGAAAAGACGGTAGGTGGTATATCAGACAGCAGAGCAACCGTGCGGGAGACCCTGGGTACATGATAGCGGTTGTCAGGACGAGGGAAGAAGTCGAAAAGTACAGGATTGGTGAGGTGAGAGCATGAGCGTCGAGCGCGTGACGGACGCCCTTGTGGATGCCTACCAGCTTCTCGACCTCTCCGAGCGCCTCATCGAGGAGCTCGAAAGCGCCCCGCTCTCCGAGCTCCCGCGCCTACTTCAGTTTTTGAAAAAGAACATCCGCGACGCGAAGGCGCTGATAAACGACGCCGAGGCCGAGCTCGACAAGACGGTCAGGGAGCTCGATGAGGCAGAGGTGAAAGACCTACTCGTTGATATGGAGGTTGAAGAAACCAGGCGCTACGAGGCGCTCGCGAGGGAAGCTGACCGCGCGGGGGTGATGTTATGAAGCTGGTCATAACCATAGCCGACGAGCTGGACGAGTGGTTTTCAAAAATGAGCTTCAAAATCGAGAAGGACGGCAAAACGATACTTAACGACGAGATGACCAACTGGGACAACTCAGCGTTTGAGGAATGGTTGGTGGATATGTTTGTGGAGGTTCTGAAGAACTTAAAAGAAGTGGATGAATGGGCCTTTAAGAAGGCCCTTCAGCGCTTCGTCGGAGGTGATGGACAATGAAGGTCACGAAAGTTGAGCGCTTTAAGAGGACCTCACGGGTCTGGTTCGACGACGGCACAATCGCGATAATCTACGACCTCGGCGGGAAGGACTGGGCGAGCGTCATCACGGCGGACAAAAAAGACATCACGGCGACGCAGAGGGGGCGCGCCTACCTGGCTGAGGCATACCGCGCCCTAGCGGAGGAGGTGGGCGTATGAGGTGGGTGGTCATCTCCCGCGACCGCGAGCTCAAGGTCGAGACAGCGACGAACCAAAAGGAGGCATTATTTAGGCAGAAGCTCCACCGCAACGCCCTCGCCCTACCAGTCCGCGAGGTCCCAACTCTTATCCACCTCCTCCAGCACCTTTGAACCTTCTTTTTTTCGCCCGCTTTATAACCCGGTTATAATTTCTCACAACCGGGTTTTGCCTGGGGGGCTACATATATACTACATATAATTCCACGCCCCAAGTTTCACCACGATAACTTAGTTTTAGCAGTTGATAACTCGGTTATGTCGCGTGAGTTTCTGACGCGACTCCGAGGCGCTCTCAGACGCGAGAACTTTGTTGCAAAAAAGTTTCAAAAACGGAAGGTTTATATATGTGTTTAAACATAAGAGAGAACGAAGAATGTGATAGAGGTGGTCGTGATGGAGAAGGTGAGAATCATACCGCACAGGTTTGAGGACAAGGAAGAGTACATCAACGCCCTCGTCGGGACCTGGAAGCGCAACTGGGAAATCTTCAAGAAGGAGCACCCGCGCGTCGCTAAGCGCTTTGAGGAGGCAGTCGAGAAGTACGGCGGTATGGATACTATGCTTAGGAAGTTCGCAGAAGACATAGCTTTTGACAAGCGGAGGACGAGGGTTCAGGTTCCCCTCACATGCAGAAGATACTTATACAATGACTACGGTATGAGCATCAAGTTCTACGACGACGGCGACATCGTGTATGCGAGGGGCTCAATCAGCTCAAGCGTCCGCGACATCCTGGGTGTTTGCTGACCCTTCTTTTTTCGCCCGCCTTATAACTCGGTTATAGCTTTTCTTAACTCGGTTTTGCCAAGGAAGGACACGTAACCCTCACCCCCAACTCTATGTTTAAACTCCCGCAACCCCGACCTTTACAGATGCAAAACCTTAAATACCCCTTTTGCAAAAATCTTATACGAACAACGTCAAGGGGGTGGCACTGTGGACGACGAGGAAAAGCGCGAGAAGGCCGGGGAAAACCGCCCCGACGACTTCAGCGAGCTCGACGACCTTTTAGAAGCCCTTATGGGCGCCGAGGAGGTGGCAGAAGACAGCCAAAGCGAGGAACCACCCGACGACGCCAAAGAACCACCCGCCGAACCCAAACACAGAAAGTACGCCCCAAACCCGTACAGCAAAATCAAAGACATCCCCGAAGACTTCCTCACGTTCCTCCTTGAGACGGACGCGAAGTGGGCAAAGCGCAAGCTGTGGCGCGGAATCATCAGAAGCATCTACGAGAACCCGCGCGCGCACTCGACAGACATTGCCAAGCTCCTCGACACGACGCCCTCCACCGTCATGCGCACCGCCGAGCGATATAGGGCTATGTGGAACGAGCTTCGCGAGGACTACGAGGAGTGGAAGCGGAAGCTTGAGGAAGGCGTCCCGGGCGAGTTAGAGTCGAAGCTCCCACCAACCAAAGCCCCTTCCCCACAGCCGGCCCCGGAGCCGGCGCCGAAGAAGCGTGGGGGCTCGAAGAGCTCTACGGGTGGCGAGAAAGAAGAAAAAATCCCGCAGAAGCTCTACGAGTTCACCAAGAGCACGACGACCTTCAAAGAGATTGATAAGACGCTTAGCGAAGTGCTCGGTGCTCAGTTCCACGATACGGCGGTTAGAAAGGAAGTTTACGCCCGGCTCGGCGAACTGCTGATTTTCAGCCTCCTCCAGCTCGGTGTGGTCGAGCGTGATAAAATAGTCGCCTACTCTGAACAGCTCTCGACCGACCCGGACAGGCTCTACGAGTACGTCAAAAACCAGCTCGACGCCGTTCTCCGCTTAACCGACGCCGAGACGCTCCAGCGCGTCTGGGTCGAGCTAACCGCGCTCAGGCGCCAGGTCAGGGCACTCGAAGCGACCGCCGACATGCTCAGCGACACGCTAAAAGAGTACGAGGACGCCATCCGGTTCCTCATGGGTCTTCTCACGCGCGACCAGCTCGAAAAGTTCTCCGCGTATGTGTTTATGAAGGAGTTTATGAAGCAGTACGCGCCCCTGCAGGGCGCCGTTCCTGGAGGTGGTAGATGATGGAAGCCGTGCAGGTCGAAAAGACCGCCGAGGAGGCGCCGACCGAGGTGCCGAAGCTCGAAGAGTTTCTCCCCGTCGGAGAAGCCCAGCCCGCCGAGGAAAACGCCCCAGAGCTCCCGAAAGAGGTGCAGAACCAGATTGCGACGACAATCGTCCAGGGCCAGATGGCCGGCCTAAGCGAGGAGGAGATAAAGGAGAAAATCAAGGAGCGCTACGGCCTAAGCGACGAGGAAGCTGAGCTCACGATGCAGATGATAATGAAGTACCTCGACCGCTCCCAGAGACAGGAATACGAGCTCAAGAAGACCGCACTCGGAATGATGCCGGCGCTCGCGGAGACTATGGCGCAGAGCCAGAACCCGCTCGCCCCGCTGATTATGCAACGCCTCATCGAGATGGCCGGATTCAAGGAGGAGAAAGACGACTTCGTGAAGGACATCGTGGAGGCGAAAAAGCAACTCTACAAGGTCAAGATGATAAGCGAGGTGCTCAAGGACGACGAGGGCAAAAAGTCCGGCTCGTTCGACGCGCTCATCCTTGAGATGATACGTCAGATGGAGCGGGAGAAGGCCGAGGCCCAAAAGATGCTCTACCAGCTCCTCCTTGAGGAGCGGAACAGGAAGGACAGTGGGGAGACCGAGGCGCTAAAAGAGGCACTCGTGAAGTTCATAGACGCGATAGACCAGCGCCTCGAAATGATGATGGAGATGATACAGGAACAGAAGAGCACGCCGGTCAACGGGGGCCCGCGCTACAAGGACCCGCTTGAGGAGCTTTTGGAGCACCAGCAGAAGCTCAACCAGCTCCTTGAGACCCTCGAAAAGGCCGGGCTCGTGAAGCGCAACGATGACGAGTCCAGCCTCCTTGAGGCTCAGCTAAAGCTCAAGGAGTTCGAGCTCAAGCAGAAGGAAGTCGAGGCGAAGCAAATATTCTACTCGAAGCTCGCCGAGGCGCTGAGCAACCCACAGACGCTCCGGGTCATCTTCGACGGGCTCAGAGGCATCTTCGCCGGGCTCCTCGGTAGGGCGCCGAGCCCACAGACCTTCAACAACGCCCTCGCTCAAGCACCTGTCCAGGCGCCGGCCCCCACGCCGGCCCCCGTCCCCAAGCCAGAACCGCCGGCGGACATTCCGAGCCTTGAGGAGTTCGTCCAGCAGGCCGGGGGTGAGGGTGGTGGCTGAACCGAACCCCAAGACAGTCGCAGTCTTCCGCTGGCTCGCCCAGACGCTCCGGGCGGGCTACAACAACCCCGCCGTGCTTTTGAAGGCGAAAGATGAGATAAAGAAAAACGAAAAGGTGATTGAGGGGGCGGTGAGGGATGCCATTCGGCCCGAATTTGAGGAATACGTCGAGCTCGTTAAGTCCCTCCTCGGCGGAGGCTCAGCTTGACAAAGCGCTTGAGGAGTACGACCGACTCTTTCAGGAGGAGTTCGAGCGGAAGAAGGCGATTTGGCTCAAGATGACGCAGGAACAGCGCGACCAGTACACCCGCACCGTGCTCGGCCGGATACTCAAGAAGGCCAAGGAAAACCCGCTTGAAGGACTAAAAGCCTTTGCCCAGCTCATAGGCTCGCCAGAGGGTGTTTTGGTGTGGGCCAACATCTGGAAGCCGGAGTACTGGCCTTACGTGGCGGAAGTTACCGGGGAGGCCTACAAGCTGATGGTGAAGTTCGCCGTGCTCAGTGAGGTCGGGGGTGGGCAGAAGTGAGCCTCGAACTCATGCGCCGATGGGTCGCCTCGCTCCCGCCGGCGGAGCGGTCGCTCCCACTCCTCCACGTGGGCGAGGCCTTCTACACACCATTGCAAGCGCTCCGAGAAGTTGAAAAAGGTACAACGATTGGTGAAAAACTACAACAGCTCGTAGAGCAAGGGCGCTTTGGGACGGACTTAAACGCCCTTGCAAAGGCCCGCCTCCAGCTCCTCCTTGAGCGGGCGAAGGGCTACGAGATAGCCTCGCTCAGCGGGATAAGCATTCCCACTGACAAGCTCGCCAAGCTCGTGGCTCAAGGCGACCTATCAAATCCACTCATCCAAGAGCTCGCGGAGGCCGACCTCCTTCTCGCCCAACAGGCGCTCAAGCTCGGTAAAAAGCTCGCTGGAGGTGGTGGGAAATGACGCCGGCTGAGCTCCTCGCTCAGGTTGAGGCGCTCCTCGACGCGGGGCGCTACAACGAGGCCCTTCGGCTCCTCGCCTCGGATAGGGCACTCTACCAGCGCGTCACTCAGGGCGTCATCAGGGCCCTTGAGAGCGACCCCCATGGCATCATCACGGACATAAACGGCAACGTGTGGCGCACGAGCGACCTAATCCGCTACGTCAGAGCCGGCCACTGGTTCGGCCCGCTGTTCAACCTGCTCCGCTCCGAGGTCGAGCTCCTCCGGCGCCAGCTCGGGGGGTGACGCCCTTGCTTTACATTTTGCCGACCACGCACGGTGTTGACGTGCCGAGCACGATAATGAAGAACGTCGCGCCCCAGATTGACGAGAGCCCGATAATCCTCTGGGACGGCGAAGCGACCGCCGAGAACGCCAGGAAGGCCATCCTTGGGCACAACCCGCCGTACATTTTCACGACCGGCCATGGGCTCCCGTGCGCCACCACGCTCCAGGACTTACAGCCGTTCATCAGCCTCGCAGAGCCCCAGATGAGCCCCTACTGTAAGGCCGAGCGCAACCTCGACATCGTGAAGGGTCGCGTCTGGCACGTCCACTCGTGCTGGTGCGGGCTCCAACTCGCACAGGAGATGGTCAAAAGGGGCGCCTGGGCGGTCTTCGCCCACGACAAGGAGTTTTTATTCCTTATGCCCAAGACGGGCAAGATTGACATCATTACCGCCACGCCGTTTCTCGCAGAGTTCACCGTTGACAGTGCAATGCTCAGCGGAATGACCGCCGGCGAGGCGCAGAAGGCAAGGGAAAAGGCCTATGACCATTGGCTCGACTACTTCCTCAAGGGCGAAGGGCAGAAGCTCGACCCGGCCCCGCTCGTGGCGCGCATCGTCCTCGCCGACAAGATGATTAGCAAGCTCTACGGCGACCCGACAGCAACTGTAACAAAGCCCGGACCAAGAAAGACCTTCCAGCTCGGCCTCCCTCTCGATAGGCCAGTGGGCGGTTCCGCCATTTGGCTCGCGCTCCCCGTGGCACTCCTGATGTTTGCAAGGGGGTGAGCCTATGGCGAGGCGCGACACCACCGCAATCCTCAAACGGCTAAAAAAGCGCCTCGACCGGGCGAGAAAAGCCCTCCTCGTTGAGGACAGCGCCACGGCGCTGGAGCACGTGGATTGGGCAATCCTTGAGCTCGAAGAGCTCGCCGAAGAAAGTGCGGAGGTGGGAGAGTGATACCGCCGAGCTGGGCCTACGGGATAAGTACGGGAAGCCTGCTAACGATGCTACTCGGCGTCCTCCTCGGGGCGACGCTCGGGACCATCATCGGCACCGAGATTGCTTACCGGCGCACCGAGCGGTGGCTACGAAAGCTCCTAACAGACAAAGAGTTTCAGAACCTCGCCGTCGGCTGGCTCAAGCGGACGGCTCAGCAGTTCGAGAACGAGTACGTGAAACCGAAAATCGAAAGCGAGGAGTTCCGCGAGCTCGTCAGGAAGGCGAAAGAACAGGCAATGCAGGCGCTCCTCGGGCCGGGCGAGCCCCCAACCGACGTGCCGAGCCTTGATGACTTCGTAGGGGGTGAGGGGTGATGGACGTTGCCTTGTTAGCCGAGGTGTTGACGGCCATCCTGGCCGTCGTGAGCTTCCTCCTTGGAGCGAAGTGGAGGAAGGCAAAAGCCGTGCTCCGCGACCTCGCGAAGGCCCTCGAAGACACGTACCAAGCCCTCGAAGACGACAAGCTGACAAAGGAAGAGCTCAAGCAGTTGATAAAAGACTGGAAAAAAGTGCTGGAGAACGTTTAGGCCCAGCCCCCGCCGTTTGGGCCGGGCCACTCCGGGCGGAGCCGTACTGGCTCCACCGCCCCTCTTTTTAGGAGCACGCCCCAGACGCCAGGGGGCATAGCGTTGGCCGTCACGAGGTCGCCCTTTCTGAACGGCCCGCGCGGGCCGTCCGGCGTCATAATGCCTTCTGGAAAGTCCATGAGGAACCGGTAGGCCCACTGCGGGGCCGGGCGCTCAGTTCTCGCCGTCCTGGCCTTCGGCCTCGCCTTCACCCAGCCGAGGAGGCTCGCCTGTGCCACCACCCATCACCCCCTCTCTCCGCTCTGCTCGCCGGGCGTGAAAAGAACGAAAGGCCGAAAGTCGGGCGCCGGGAAGGTGATTACTGCCCCGCAGTGCGGGCAGTGAACCGGGCGGTGGATGTCCTCGACCTCGAAGGGCTGTCCGCAGTAAGGACAACGGACGCGCATCATTTTGCCGACCCCCTCCACCTCATCATCCTCCGTAGCTTTCTCCAAACAGGGATTGTTTCTCTACTCATATAGTTTCTTTTAGCGAGCCACTCTTTGAACTTCTCGTCACACTCCTCGTCTTCATCAAGGAAGTCGAGTAGTTGAAGGACTTCCTTATATCTGCCGTACTTCCGCCACACGGCCCACAAGACTTGAGCTCCGAGCCATACCATGAATGCCACAAGCGCCCACGCAAGCGCCGTTAGCACGGCGAAGCCGGTGTAGGTCCAGATAGTTTCAATGCTCACGGCCATCACGCTCCTTTTTTCTTTCAGAGTGCACATAGTGGAACCACCATATGTAATACTCCTCCGTGATTCCCATTTCACACATTCGAAATCACCTCAGTAAGGCTTTTCTGACGGGAGTTTTGGAACCCATCTAATAACCGAACCCAATGGAGTACTCTCTGTCGTATCTGCATCCAGATAGGCTTAGAGTTCTTCACGCGGTCAATACCATACCTATATGCCAAACTGTCCGCCGAGTAAAGAGCTTCTCTCACGTCAGGATACCTGAGCACTCCAAACTTTACTCCAAAAGCGTGCAACTTAACCCTCCTTGGTGTCGCTTCTCTTATTGCGAGTATGTATCTCCGTATTTGCGGTTCTTGCCCGCGCCGGCACATTGTGCCGAGGCCGAGAAGTTCAGTCAGGAGACCATGCTCCTTCATATAATCGAGCATCCAGAGATAGTCGTCAAGCGCCCACCCCTGCAATACTGCCACAAAGTGCTTCTTAAGTTCAGGATACTGGTCGTCAATTAGATTCTGAATTACAATCTGGTTTTCTATCGTTTTCATCTGATTTTCTCGAACCGTGCGACCCCACTTCTTGCGGACTTCCGGTTCGCACGGATAATCCCTATTCGCAAAGAGGACATTCTCAAAGCGTCCAGAATTGAGCTGACGAAGGACAAACTCAAGGTAGCGCTCGTGTGGGTCCGGGTATTCTTGCATGCGGTAAAAAAAGCTGAAGCCTCCGCTGTCAATGAACAACCAGCTTGTGTTCCTAGGTGGGGTTCTAACTCTGGAAGCATAGTTAATCATAACATTGAACTTGCGCGGAGCGAGGCTTTCAAATGCCTTTTTTGCTGAACCATCCCCCACACCAAAAAAGAAACTAAACACGGCCATCACGCTCCTTCCTAAGTGTTGCAATAAAGCACTCGTCGAAAAACTCACAAGCTTCACAGAGCGAGTCGCCCTGAAAGTCTCCAAAGCAAGGCGGTAGTTCCTCAGCGCCCTCATTGTCGAATTCGCCCCAAACCTCTCCAAAAACCGTTATGAGAACCTTAGCCACGCCCCGTCACCCCCTTAAACTTCCACCTCGGCCTTTCGGCCGGCGGGCTCGCCGAGGCGGACGACGGCGTAGCCATGCTTTGCAAGGGCCTTAATGATTTTGAGAGCCTCGGCGTCGTCGCTGAGTACGGCGAGCAAGATGTCCTTGCCGTCCGGCAGGCGCCCGTGGAGCTCGCCACAGCAGTACTCGACGTGATGGAGCTCGTAAACGCCGTAGGTGTTGTCGAGGCCGTCAATCACGGCGACCCTCATGCTTCCACCTCCAAAAATTTAAGAAAGGGTCTAATCGGCCTCATTCTCTTGGAAGTATCTTCTCGTGTCATCATCGAAGAGGCTGATATCTTCTTCCTTATAGAAAAACATTGCTAAAGCTCTGGACTTTAGGAGGTTGTTGAGGTCGTCCTTTCCAAAAACATTCCTTGATACGGCAAAACTTGTCTTATAGTATCCTTTCTTTTTAGATGGTGCGCTCCAGTCACCAACAGGGTCCTCTGCAATTACTACGTACTTAAAACCGGCCTCCTTGTGCTTCTGGAGGTAGTCTATAACCTCATCAATAGTTGCAATCATTGTCGCCATTCTCATACACCCCCGACTTATCCTTCAACCATTATCCAACGCTCCCGGCGGGCGTACTGCGGGAGCATGACGCGAACCCACCACTCGACGAAGGCCCAAGGCACGTGGTAGCCCTTTCCCGGGACGTAGAAGTCGCGGGGCTCGTAGCCGTTGCGGTAGCACCACCACTTAAAGTCGTTGCGGAGCGTGTATTCGCCGACGACGTGACGGTAGCGCCTCATCAGCTCGCTGAGCTTCACGCGCCGGCCCTCGCAGAGCGCATACTCGGTCACGAGGTCAAAGTGCCTATCTGGCTCAGTCGGCGTCCGCTCGTCAACCAGCATCTCCTCGTAGCGCACCTTTGCCCAGAAGTGGTTCTTGAGCCAGTGCTTTTCGAGGGCGTCAATGTAGTGGTAGGCCGTGTGCACCTGGTAGCCTCTGACGAGCCACAGGTAGGCAAAGTAGGGGCCGGCCCGGACGAGCCAGCCGTGGCGGAGGGTTAGTCGCTTAAACTTACCCATAGACACCACCCTGCGAGCCACCTCCTTCGGTAGAACTTATGTTTAAACTTATTAAAAGCTTTGCGGTTGGGGAATGCAAAGGTAGGATTTTGCAAAAGTCAATGCTCGGGGTAAGCCACGACTAAAAACGGGCCGACGCACCAAGTGTCGAGGAGCGCGAACTCGTAAACCGGCGTGTAGCCGGCCCTCTCGCCGACACGGCGGACTATCTCCTCGGCCTCTTCGAGGTCGTCGGCCCAGCCCTCGTACTCCTCGCCGGAGACCGTGTTCTTCACCACGATGCGGTAGCCAGCCGGCTTTTGCTTTTTGAACCGGCGCATCTTCTCCCAGCGCTCCGGCCAGGTCTTCCTCCACTCTGCCTCGCGCTTCTGCCACTCCGAGAGGTCGCCAGTGCGTTTCTCGTTGCGCGGGAGCTGGACGCGCTTTGAAAGGGCTTTCATCACCATCGCCAGCGCAAACGGGCCGAGCTCCCTGTTGAAAAAGCGGACGCGGACGAAGGCACCGGGGCGCTCAGCAACGAAAAAGTACGCGACCTTTGGGTCGTCGGGCAGGGTGGCACCTTCCCTCACGAGCTCGTCCCAGAGCTCGTCGCGACCTGAGCGGAGCTTCCAGCCGGCGAAGTGCCTCAGCCCAATGCCCAAAAGCGGGCCGAGCCCCTGCCTGTTCATACCCAACAATAGCTTTTCGGCTTCTGCCGGACCGATGTTCCGGGCCTCGACCTCAAGGCGACCGGTGTTCAGCTCGACGGTAGCAGTCCAACGCCCCACATCGGGCTCAACGTTCACGTCGAGAACCTCAATCTTAAACCGCCTCTTCCT